CATACAATTGCTGTTGACTCCACACTCTGCCCTGCCATATCGTATGCGTTGGTCTTGCCCCTGCGTGCCATTCTACCTCGAAATACTCCGTCCCGAGCTTTTCAGCGTTATACTCCGCAATCTTCCCGGAAAGCTGTGTGAGTCCGGTCATAACCGCTCTTCTGGCAGCGACCTCTACTCGGCTGGAATAACCGGATGCATAATCAATCGTCCGAAGTCCGCTGTTTGTCAGCTGTGTCACTACTCGCCGGAGAACTGTATTATAATCAAACGCTCCTGTGACAATGTCCATGCAGGCATTATCGAGATACCCACTGTATACCTGTGACAATGGAGTTAATACCTTTCTGCCACCGTAATCCAAATAAAAGCCTAGAGATCTTGTAATATTTTCCAAGTCCTCAAGGTTTTGCTTTTTGATAGCTGATGTCACCTGTATCAGATGTTCATTTTCTTCAAAAGGTACGTATTCCGCATTGATCTGTTCATAGAGGTCCTTGTTCCTGACGTATTCCCAGTCGATCACTTTGTCGTACAGTTCAAACATTTCCGGGTAAGAAGCATTCAGAGTGTCTTTCAATGCATTTTCAATGTCCTCCGAAGAATACCCTAGTATTTTTAACCGGTTAATCTGCCAGTCTGCTGTGCTGGTGATTTCGCCCGTCTTCTTAATTCTCCGAACAATATCCTGCATGATCCTGACTTCAAGATTTGCGTATCTTGCCGCAATCTTGCTGGCGATCTTTTCCTTGTATTCATTTCTCATATCACTCCATCACCTGATTTTGCTCGGGAAGATTCTGACGAGCCTGCTCAACCGTTTCTCCATACCACTTCGCCCGATATTCTTCCAACCTCATCACGCCCATGCTCACATCCTGCCGATCCTGCTGACGTTCCGAATCCTTATCCTCAATGATGGAATCATCAAAGTCTATCGTGATTTCTGTATCAGGATCCAGTACATTCCCCGTGACCTGACCGAGCCGGATAATAATTCTGATTAATCTCTTTAGCACGTCTTCCAGAATGATCTCATGCTTTTTCAGCATCCGGTACATGTCTGAATTTTCAGAAATAATTTCCGTAGCTGTTTTGGCTCCAATCCCGTTAAATTGATACCGGTTCGTGCCAAATCCACACTTTAAGGAAAGATAATTCAGATCGTCATTGATTGCCTTGCTGTGTGCTTCTACCCGAAGCTGCATATCAACTTCTTTGATAAGCCCTTCACCTTTTTCGTTATAATCATCCGGCAGCTTGTAAAATACTGCATCCTCCGGGTCAAATGCCGGCGTCCCGTCATCATTGGTCAGCAATTCAGGTGCAACAAAAATCCGCTTTCGCCCAAGATCAAACTCATTACAATACGAATCATATTCAGTATCCAATTTTCTCAACGTATCAATAGCATTCGCAAAAATAGCAATTCCCATCGGGTTGCTCGTATCTGCATTATTGGTTATGTTTAAACGGTCAAGCACAAACTGCGGCTCTGTCGATCCGGTTTGAACAGTAGCTGTCAAATTCTTAAATGGTCGCAATTCTTTCCATTCTTTCTCATCAACTTCTGTTCCTGAAGACTCACCGGATCCACATCTGAGAACTTTATTTTCTATAATGTAATTTCCATCTTCTGCTTTTCGATGATGCTGCAAATGCACATATTTCTTTCGATTGGCTGTATGCGGAAAAGCAAAAATACACTCCGAAACTTCTCCATTCTTCCAGCTCACTGGAAAAATATTGGGTGCATCCACATATTCAATTCCAATCTTTCCTGATAGTACGGAGCCATCCTCGCTCACTTCCGTATCATACAAATACGGAATGTATGCAACTGTTCCAGTGTATGCCTTACGCTCCTGGAAGTCATTTCCGATCACCAGAAAATGGTTTTCATCTAATATTTCCTGCACAAATTTTTGTGTAGCATCATCTTCCAATGTGATCATAACCTTTTCGTTTAGCAGCAGGTCTGCAATATCCTCAGAAAGCTTTTTCGCCATCCCCATGCTCTTTCGCCTGCATCGGTTATACGTTCCACGCCCAGTATACGCCTTGTAAAAAGAAAACCCTCTTACATTGGAGTTGTACCAGCTGATCCATTCGTTTATCTTTTGATAAAATGACGTATCCACAGTGTCTATTCCTGCTTTCCTGAAATAACTAAAAATGTTCACCCCTCATCACCTCCTTCATCTATTGGCAGCCAATGCCTTATCCTGCTCCACGCTCCCATCACCGCGTACCGGATCGCATCCATGCAGTGATCATCCATTTTTACTGGCACTTCCTTACCTCTTTCAATAGATTTTTTATCATATTCATAAGTTCCAAATTCCCGGTCTGCATTCTCCTGACTGGGATCAATCGACATCACCTCGAACGAAAGTGCTTTTTGCACTCTGCTAATGCCAAGAGCAACACTGTTATCTACATCACGCAACTTCACAGAATATTCTAGGTTTCTCGTTGCTCTCCTGACCTCTTCCGCAAGCCCTTTTGCTGATGGATCTAGGAACAGATAAAAAACTGATGTCCCATATTTATCCCTAATGTTTTTTGTAAAATCCACAAAGTCCCGAGCATATTCTGACGGACTTTTCTGCCGCCCGGAATCACGCCCACTGTGGTAGTATTCTCCAAGTCCGGGGAATTTCTTGCGGTACAGATCTAGTCCGAACGCTTCGAAAGTCGTAGCATTCTGCTGTCCATAGTCTCCACCGATATAGACTCTTTCGTAAATCCGCTGTGAATCTGCTTTCTGTCTGTGCTGGTTTCCGTACATATAGTAGATCAATTCATCTACACCGATTGCTTCACCCAGCCAAACCCATCTATACATTTTCGGATCAGATGCCTTCATAGCTGCGGCGGATGCAATCAGATCAGGTCCCAGCCATTCAACCGGAACATCCCGGTAATCCGTATGAATATGAATGCAGTCCTCTCGCTTTTCCATCTTCTTGCACCACAAATTGATGGGTGCATTCGGATTTTTGGGAGGATTATAGAGATAGATCATCTGAAATCCCCCTTTATTTCCACGAACGAACGTCGCTTCAATATTGGTCAGTTCATCTTCTCCCTCTCCATCGTCAAAAAACTCTGTCAGCTCATCCAGCACAACCAACTTGATCGGCTTATCCTCGTCAATGATACCTTTTGTGTCGTCAATACCATCTGAACCGGCAAAATACATGGTTGTACCATGCTTTTTATATGTTATTTCCATCGGGGATTTTGTAATCAGGAATTTACTTTTGGGAATTTCCAACCGATTAATCCCCCTGAGCATTTCTTTGTAGACTGTTTTTCTCAGCTTATTATGGTGTTTTCTTAAAACAACAACCGATCCATTCGCATCTGATATAAGCTGATAATCCGATCTTACCGCTGCGTAGCTCGACTTCGTTCCGGCTCTTCCGGAAGTCAGTATAATGTGCTTAATATGCCGATTATTAAATATCGGCAGGTATTTCGGGATTATTATCTCCGATATCTTCACTTGCTTCTTTCGGTGCGTCATTGACAATCTCTACTCCCCCATCTTCATCTCCATCGCCGCCGCTCATCCTTGCTGTATTCGCACGGATCTGTTCAATTCTTGCCTGCTGCTCCTCTTCATCCAGTTCTGTCTTTTCCGTCCAACCCTTGAAGTTGTTTCTCAGGCTGAACTGAGCCCCGCTCGACCCGTCCCGGTCAAAGAGCCGTTCTTCTGCATACGCTTCCACCCTCGCCTTCGCACGTGTTATCGTGTTCATAAACTCCTTTTTCCCTTGATAGTTCAATAGTGACAGCCTCGTAGAAAATCCAAGGGCTAAAGCTAGTCCTGTGACTGTCGGAGGACGTTGATTGATCACTACCGGAATTCCGAATTTATTAAATATCGGCTTTCCTTCATCATCTTTCAGAATTTCTCCTTCACATTCTTTAAAATACTCTTCAATCTTTTCTTCAATTTCTTCTTTACTCTTATACTTTGGCGGTCTTCCGACTGCCTTTTTTGTAGCCATTTGACCACCTCCATGCTATTAAATGCCTCTACGTCCTCCACGGCGACCTTTCGTAGCTCTCCTCTGATCTCCACGGTTGCCGCCCATCGATGCGTCTGCCTGGTTAAGAAAATCGTTCGTCGCTTTCCTGTCTGCCTCATATGCCTTCTGTTCTGCTGCTTTCGACGCTGCAGTTACCGGCTTTACAGTTGCCCCATTTGCCTGGACTCTTTTTGTAAAATCCCTTACTGTCATATTCAGCGGAGTAGGCTGTGGCGTTCCTCCCACTCCCCGCTGATAATAATTCATTCCGTTTTTCTCGGAAAAATAATACCTTGTAGTCTCTCCGTTGTGCGTTACATCAACACCACTTCCACCTCCGCCGCCACCAGATTTACTTCCTCTACCACCCATCACACGATGCCTCCTTAAATTTTTCCTGAAATGCCTTTATTCGTACAATGTTCCCCGTACACTCTTCCGGGATCTGCCCGTAAAATATAATCTTAGTCGGATGCAACTTCTTAACCATTTCTTTGTATCCGGCAAGAAATAGTTCCCGGCTCTTTTTATTTTGCATGCACCCCACACTGGATACTGCCACCGTGCCTCCTGTGGGCTCTCCATCAAAGCACCAGGAATATGAATCCTCTGTACTCCATGCGATCGTTGGGATCACTTTTACCCCGTACATCTGCATATAAGCACCAATCCAATGCTTTCGGTAATGATTAAAGATCTGAACAGCTTTCGGAAAATCTGTATAAAGACTAAAATCCGGAGTAAATACGTACTGAAACTGCTGAAGCATCGGTATATATCTATCCGGATCATTCCATAATCTTATAAATTGATAGTCGTCAATAAAGAAATGAATGCTTTTCTTTTCTCTATCCTTACTTGTTGCTGCAAAATTGAATGGAATAAACTCTGTATCTCCATCAAAATCTACTGGCTTAAGTGTAGGTATCCCATACTCGCCCACACCATCAAATACCATACGTTCTAAATTTTCATATCTTTTCGGATCTCGCAATCATTTCACCACCTCATATCTCCCTGCATACAGAAAAACACCCACACATTATTGTGCAGGTGCCTTTGTACGGGGAGGATACGTCGAAAGTATCCCAAGAAGCTTTTCACTTCTTGCATTATAACTATAGCATATTCAAAAGTTTAATTTGTTTAATCTTTTACAGTCTGCGAAATTATTTGTGAAATCCGCCCTTTTGTATATCCCGTCATCCTCGCCACCTCTTCTTGCGTCATATCATCCAGGTATATGGATTCCAGTATTGTTCTTTCCAGTCCTTCCGGAAGTCCGGCTATGTAAGATTCTACGGTATCCAGTTCTGCCAGTACGGCTGTCCTCTGCCGTTCTTTCTCGCTGATCCGCAGCTTGATCCGTGTCGCTTCTGCCGGTTCCGGCACTTCCACGCTGATATGCTCCCGGATGTATGGAAAGTCATCCCCGGATTTTTCCACCTTCCCCGATACGGTCGGAACGCTCTCAAGACGGTCATACAGCCGTTCCAGTGACTGCTCAAGAGTCAGCAGTTCTTTCTTTCGCTTTTTGTATCGCCTTAGTAAGTCTTTCATTCTTGTCCACCTCCCTTTGTATCCTGTCTATGATGTAATCACCGTCAGCGTCCATATATGCTCCGGCATCCCTCCGAAAGAATCTTTCAATGTTCATCTTTTCCCACTGTGCCTGACTGTCTTCAGGATGTCTCTTCAGCTTTTTCAGGACTGCCCGGTAGTCTTTCCCGGCTTTTTCCACGATCGCATGGGCAAGCATGACATAGCCATCAATGTTCCGCTCCACCGGCATCAACTCCCTTCTTCGTATCCACTCCCCACTTTTTCAGTGCATCCTCCACTGTATAATTCGGATATGCCGGACGATGGAAGTCTGCACTGGCTTTCCGATCCGGTGGATGCTCTGCCAGCCCGGCATAATGTTCTTTCTGATTCTGCCGGATCTCTGCTGGACTCCAGCGTCTGTCTGTGCTTCGTTTCAATGGGTATCACCCCTTTTCTTCAACCATATCTCTATTCATATTCTTCCACCACCTCCAGCTTCTTCAAATCATCGATAAGCCACGGCTTGTCATCTTCCCATTTAATCATTGGGAAGGCAACGTTCACACAATGACTTAAGGCACAGTATCTTCTGCCATTTCCACCCCAACAATCACCATTGTTCGATTTATATGGCTCTTTGCCGTATGCGTATAAGGCATTAATTTTATCTCTTGCCATATATTTGAAATCTTCTACGAGATAATCTAAAAACGCTTTATCTTTCTTGCTAATCACTGGCTTTTCGGTGTACTCTGATTCTGCCCATTCTTTAATCATTGTCGAACACATGCCACTACCACCCAATGTACATTCAGAACATTTGATATTAACACATTTTACTGGCTTTCCAGTTTCTTTACTAACTGCCAGAGCACATCCTTCACACACAATCTCCACAATCTCTTTTGCATACTTTTCTTTATTCTTCATCTTCATCACTCTCCTTCGTACGGCTCTGGTAGTGGCATCCAGGCAATAATTACTCTTGTTGAATACTCATAAATCCCTTCAAAAATACCATTTCCTGCATATCTTAATTCTGTTACTGTGCCATCTTGAAAATTGTGCTATTACATTCATTGCATTCTCCGGCAGCCTCTCACTGCATGGAATCCATCCCTGATCCGCTCCTGCTTCTCTTTCAACCAACTCAAAATACTGCTTTTTCCATTCCAACACATAATCTAAGCGATATGAGCTATACCCGATACAAAAATGATCACTGCCGACCTCTTTGTATTTTATCTCGTAGTATGGCTTGTCCTCCATCATGGTCACGATTATGTCAAGGCTTTCTACTTTTGTCTTTTTAACGTCCATCAATCATTCCTTTCCAATTCTTCCGCTACTGCCAGGATCATTTTCTCCGCAACTGGATCATGCTTATATTTTTCCGCTATTTTGTCAGCCGCATCAGCAAACAATTCCAGATCCTGCTGAAAGAATTTTTGATACAATTTCCATACATCACAACATAACTGATGCATTTGCCGATATCCCATCATAACTCTGTCACCCTGATATAAATTCCTGGAATCTCTGCCCAAAACTTTTCTACCACTTCTGATGCAACCAAAGCATCATCATCCCAAAATCCAATCACTGTCATGCAGTCTTTTAAAAGTTTCTGCAAATTGTCTGTATCCGGTTTTGTAAGCCTGTAATCACCATCCTTATGCCTGCCCCTGGGGAAACACCACTTTGTCACCAGTTGCACACCGGTATGAAATGGCTCTTCCGGTACATAATATCCAAGATATGCCATCAATTTCTGTCTTGCTGCTTTTAATTTTTCCGGTTCATAAAAAATCGGTTTCCCATTCACCACATTCACCTTTTTTTCCTGATGAGTGATCGTGGGCGGTACCATCGGTATAAAAAATTCCATTTGCTTTACCTCGCTAACGTGTTAAATTCTTTTTTCTTTTCCTGCATGCCCTGTCATCGGGGAGGGGGAAGGGAGACGGGGCCGGGCAGCCTTAGGCCCGTCCCTCTCCTACCCCCGTGACACCGTTGCGGGGTTTTTATTTATCCCCCTTTAGGGGGATAGTTCCCCGCCGCCAGCGGGGATGCCTGAATTTCAGTCTTCCCCGCACTCCTTTTACTTTTGCGGGGATGTCTGAAAAAGTGTCTTCCCCGCAACATTGCAAACATTTGTTCCTTTGCGGGGAAGTCTGCATTTTCTGTCTTTCCCGCCACAACTCGAATATCTGTTCGTGTGCGGGGATGCCTAGTTTTCTGTCTTCCCCGCACTCCTGCGTGATGCTTTTTTCACCACTTCCCCATCCTGAATCGTATATCCTCCATGCTCTTTTATCCTGTCCCGGACTGTTCTTTCAGAGATTCCAAGATACTCTGCCACATCTTTTACAGTTGGAATTTCTCCAAAATTACACCCCTCTACAGCTTCCTGAAGAGCTTTTTTCCGATCTTCTTTTCTGCTCTGTGCATTTTTTTTATTGTTGACACTTCCACGCTGCCATGATGGTTTGTCATCATCCGGCTGAATATCTTTTAAAGCTCCTGACTCATCAATCTTATGGATAGGATAATCAAACCATACATTTACAGGCTGGAATTTCGGAAACTCTCTCAGTGTACCCTCTATTCTCCATGCCGACCGGACATGAACCCGGTCTACTGCTTCCTGCACTTTCACATTCAAAACTTTAAATTCAAGACTTTTCAAATTCTCACGGCAATAATCCAACATCTGAACACTGCTGCACATATCATCCTGGGATACTTCACCTAACTTGTTGCAATTCTTTAAATAATCAATGCATACCTCGCAGATAGCTTTATTTTCTTCCTGCTTTAATAAAGCATCTGTTGGCTCCAGTTCAATCAGATCAAGCAATGCATCCGGGTCACGGGCAAATACTCCTGATCCAGAAGCACGATCCATAGACTTTTTTCCTCCCTGACTGCCCTTAGAATGATGGTGGCAATAAATCACTGCACATCCAAGCTCCGTGCATACTTTATCGAACTGATTACAGAAATTAGCCATCTGATCAGCACTATTCTCGTCACCAGTGATGACTTTATAAATCGGGTCTATGATGATTGCTTCATAATTCTTTTTTGCTGCCCGACGGATCAGCCGTGGAGCAAGTTTGTCCATAGGAATGGATCTTCCTCTTAAATTCCATATGTCAATATTTTTCAGGTGGTTGGGGGACCACCCCAAAGCATCATATACATCTTTAAAGCGGTGCAGACAGCTTGGTCTGTCCAATTCGAGATTGACGTATAACACACGCCCCCTAGCACATTTCCACCCCATCCATTCACGCCCTTCTGATATTGAAATACATAATTCAATCTGTAAAAAGGACTTTCCTGCTTTAGATGGTCCTGCAATTAGCATTTTATGCCCTTTCCTCAAGATTCCATTAATCAGGCACGGAGCAAGTTCAGGCAGATTTTCCCAAACCATTTCTAAAGATTCAGGATCCGGCAGATCATCGTTTACACTTTCAATCCATTCTTTCCACTCTGTCCATGATTCTTTTCCAATATTCGTATCCACAAGGAATTGCTTTTTCCCATTACGTTCAAATCCCGGCATTCTTGACAATCTCGATGGGTTTTTGTTTTGTGTATCCACTTTAAATCCATTTTTCTTACATATATTATAGAGAAATTCTACCCTTTGTCGGTACTCCCTGCTGTCGGCTGCATCAATATGTACAATTGCGTGCAAGCTTTTCTTTCCTGAATAGACCAGGCACGCTACCGGCAGTTCCAGCTCCCGGATCAATGCATTCTGCTGGTCGATATCCATAGAATCAGATTCTACCAGTGCATACCGGTAATCTGTGATATTTTCATTTTTACATCCTTTTCCATCCATAGGATTAAACCGGATCCACGCTCCAGCTTCAGGGTTATAGTCTCCAAGCACTGCTCCCATATCCCCTCCGCATTTGCTAAGCTCCTCTATTAATTTTCCTGCTGTACGGTCATAATTTCCTTTTGACGGAAGAAATTTTCCGTCTTTTTCCCAGCATTCTGTAACATAACCGACATTTTCACTCGCATCAAACATGGTCTCGAGATATCGGATCAGATCCTGCACGGGATTCCAGTTTTTAGGGACGCTGATCTCCTTTCCTTCAATCCAAGACTGGTCAACTACCACAAAATCATCCTGTCCACCCACCATGTCTTCCCAGTCCAATTCATGTCCGGGATCCCTTGGTGGCATCCATCCCCTGTCTAAAGCCATCTGAACAACTGTACCTGCAGTAACCGGGGAAGCTGCCCCATGGAAGCTCCCCCATTTACGGAAACATTCCCCGGTATGATATCGGGCAGTGTCCTTCCTGCTCCAGTCATCCCAGTCAGCAGCAGTATATCCCTCATATTTTAATGCCATACCGACATTAACCCATTCCTGATAATCCAATTCAGATGGCGGTATATAATTTAAAAGATTTAAAAGGTCTGCCCTTTGTTCCATCATTAAACTCCTTTATACTCAGCGGGATTGATCTCTCTTGGAATTTTCCAACCATTCCCCGCAATTCTGTCAATCAGATTTTTAGCTGTGTCAAACTGCCATGTCCCCACATGCTGGAATCCCCTGCTTTCAAGAAAACGGATCTGTTTTGGTGTAGTCAGGCCTTCCTCTCGCCGTTTATTCAGCCTGTCAAGAATTTTATTTGCTTTTCCTGCATTATCAATCGTATCCGGAAGGATCCCCAGTTTCTCCAGTGTTTTTTTCTGTCCATCCGATGGCGGTGCCATTTCCCATCCAAAAGCAGGTACATATCCTGCAAGATCTTCTGCCTGGATACTCATTTCAAATTGTAACGGATCCACAAGTTTTCTTTTTCGCCGCTTCATTTCCGCAAGCTGCTTTGCAAGGGCTTTTTCACGTTGTGCTACAACATCCTCTGCTGCAGTTTTTTCAGCTTCTTCAATATCCATGATCAGACCGGCATCTTTTTCCATATTCTCCGTTATTTTTTTTGCAACTTCTTCACTTTCACAGATCAGAGAAGCCGGATGGCAAAGTTCATGACGTTCTGTATGCCATAAAAAATCTAATAAAAGCAAGTGATCTTTCCCGGTATCGGGAGACAGCCTGGTTCCCCGACCTACCATCTGACAGTAAAGACTCCTGACTTTTGTAGGTCTCAGAACAACGATGCAGTCAACACTTGGACAGTCCCAGCCTTCTGTTAAAAGCATCGAATTGCATAATACATCATATTTACCTGCAGCATAATCTTCTAAAATCTCTGCCCTGTCCTGACTGTCTCCGTTTACTTCTGCGGCTCTGAATCCGTGATTATTAAGGATATCCCTGAATTTCTGACTGGTTTTTACAAGCGGTAGAAATACAACTGTTTTTTTATCCTTACAGTACTTTTCCATTTCTTCCGCAATACTGTCCAAATACGGATCCAAAGCTGTACCTAAATCTCCTGCTTTAAAATCCCCGGACTGAATCCCTACTCCTGTCAGATCCACTTTTAACGGAATCGTTATTGCTTTAATCGGAGATAAATATCCCTCTTTAATGGCTTTGGGCAATGTGTACTCATATGCAAGACTTTCAAATACACTGCCAAGGTTTTTCATATCTCCCCTATCAGGTGTTGCAGTCACTCCCAAAACTTTAGATTCCGGGAAATGCTGCAATACTCTTTTGTAACTGTCAGAAATACAGTGGTGTGCTTCATCGATGATGATTGTATCAAAATAATCCTGTGGGAAACGATTCAGGCGGCTTTCTCTCATCAGGCTCTGGACTGAGCCGACCGTGATCCGAAACCAACTGCCAAGGCAGGATTCTTCGGCCTTTTCTGTAGCACAGTTCAGACCTGTAGATTTTGCTATTTTATCTGCTGCCTGTTGGAGCAGCTCCCCACGATGGGCAAGGATCAGCACTCTGTCACCATTTTGGACACATTGCTCTGTTACTTTTGCAAATACGATTGTCTTACCACATCCTGTTGGAAGTACCAGCAGTGTTTTACGGATTCCTTTTTCCCATTCCTGAAAAATGGAATCTTTTGCTTCCTGCTGATAAGGTCTTAACTGCATTAAAATTCACCTGCCTTGAATGACTTTTCTTCAAACGGATAGAATTTCTTTACATCATTTCCTTTTCTATCTTCTCCGTCATTTCCTTTCCATGAGTGGATACCGATTCTGCAGCGTCCCTTAGCTCCAATCACAGCATTCCAGTTCATTTTCACTTTCTCTCCCTTTTTCTTTTGACCGATTGATGTAAAAAATGCACTGATCATTCCTTCTGTTCTTGTGTGCAGGAATAAGTTATGTGTAATAAGAGCCGGACCATTATCAGACTCAATCCGAAGCTTCAGGACTGCTTTATTGCATGGTGGAAGTTTCTCACTTCCTGAATGTCTTCCTCTTTCAAAACTTTCTACTGTGAAATCGTAATCTCCTTCCGGCAGCAATACAAATTCATTGCCATCTTTTTCAATTTCATCATCCCAGTTTAATTCTCTTTCCATTTCTGTATTCATTCTCTTTCTCCTCCTGTTTAATTATCAAATGGTATTTCATAGGTACTTCTTAACTTCTCGATCATTGCATAAACTTGCGGCCATGCACCAACGAGTACTCCTGATACAAAATCAGGATCATAATTTGTAATAGGTGTAGCCTGTGGATAATATCCTTTTTCAGATACAACTTTTTGAATCTCTTCCTCTGAAACCAGTTTTTCTTCCATCAACTGCCGCAAAGCGGGTGGTATCTTTTCACTGACGTAGAATGGACTGCTTCTTGGGATGTGTTTCTCCGGTTCTTTCTGCACAACTGGTGGTTCAGGAACAGCATTAAATTCCATCTGCTCGGGAACTCCTTCCGGGATCTGCATGAATGGCTCTTCCATTTTCTTTTCATCTGCCGGTCTTTCTACCTTATACTGCGGTTCTTCTTTCTTTTCTGCCTTTACGGTATTCTTTTCTTCTTCGATAATTCCGGCAATAACCGAATAATCAAGTTCACATTCTTCCGGAAGTCCGTATCTGTTTTTTGCATCCCAGCAGGGATGGTGCTGTGTATACATGATTCTTTTTCCACCCTGGGCTTTATGCTTTTTCCCCTTATCGTCCACTGATATGGAAAAAGTTTTATAATTACAGAAAAGAAGCATATCTGCCCATTCTTTTACAAGAGGACTTGTCTGTGACTGGGTTTTTTTACCTAACTTTAACTCCCAACGGTCATAAGCTCCCAATTCATCCGGCTGCTCAAATTTTCTAAGCTGGGCATGAGCTGTCAGAACTACATTGATCCCTATTTCAATCAGATCTGATAACCGGTTCAGGAATCGTCCAAACTCTTCCTTTACATATACATACCCGTTTCCATAACCAAAATCTTCAATCCCCTTTTTCCCATATGAAGCACATACCGACTCCACACATAAGGCTTCTGCCCAGTCAATCGTATCAATGATCAGCGTCCTGCATTCTCTTGGATTTTTCTTCACATAATCAATTTCCTCCAGCATCATAGTCCAGCTGGTTGGACGTGGCAGACGTGCCACATCCATACTGTTGGTACTCCCTTCTGTATCAATGAATAATGCATCGGGGAAGTTAGCTGCAAAAGTCGATTTTCCAATCCCCTCAGGACCATAAATCACAACTTTTTTCGCCTTTTTGATCTTTCCTCTGATAATCTCCATTAAAATGTCCCTTCTTTCCATGTCTTTGTTTCTGTTTTTTCAGTATCAGGTTCTTTCACGTATCCATCCTCAATGATGATACTGCACTCATCTCCCGTGCTGACCCTTGTAGCAATCGCCTGCAGTCCTTCCTGCTCTAACCACTGTCCAAACTCATTCAGCGTATCTTCATCCATCTGTTCCAGCTTGTCCAGCAATACAAAGCCACATTTTGGGTTCAGCTTACGGACGATCGCTGTTGAAACCTTTAACCGATCCGACCCGGACATATTGTCCCATTCTTGTCCCTTATAAATTAACTCCCCCTCTTTTACAGATAATTCCGGCAATGGCAGTTCTGCATTTTCCAAAAGTGAAGTCTTCTGTCCCCTCACTTCATTAATCTCTTCTGTCAGTTCTGCATACTGGTTGGAATAAAGCTGTGCGTCCTCTTCTGCTTTGTCTTTATCCATATTCGCCCTGACCTTCCGGTTTATCTCTTCAATATTGGTGATGCTGTTTTCCAGTTCTTCTGTAGATCTGTCATGAAGATCTTCTGCATTCATCCGTGCAATTTTCAGATCGTCCCTGACCTGAGTCTGCTTTTTAAGAAGATCTTCCATCTGTTCGTTGATTTTCTGATATTCCTGTTCAAGCTGATGAAGACGCTCCCGTTTTCTCTGATTTTCCCCATTTTTTGCAAGAATCTCCTGCTGTTCTCTGATCAGTTCTGACGGTGATACAAGTTCTTTCGGTGCTTCAGGATAATATGGCTGCTCTTTCGCATATTTCTTTTTCTGATCTGCAATCTGACCGATTGCCAGCCGGTTGTTATACAGCTCCTTTTCTTTCTGCTCCAATACTGCCAGTTGATCACCCACTCCTATAATTCTCAGTAAAGTCTGAGCTTTTTCTCTTCCTGATACTTCCATAAACTTAGGAAGATCGATTGCCAACTGTTCAACAAATTCATTCAAAAGCTGCTGTCCACCTTTATTTCCCTGTGGATCCGTAACCTTTAATGCACTGTTCTTTCCCTTTCTTTCCACTACTAATCCATTATTCATCACAATATGTAAAGTTGGAGGAATAGTGGAATCTTTACGCTGTGCCTGTGATGGGCGGTATTTTTCTCCACCCAATGCCCATGCGATCGAATCCAGTACCGATGTTTTCCCCTGGTTATTCTTTCCGCCCACAATAGTTAATCCATTGGCAGTAGGCTCGATTTTTACCGCCTTGATTCTTTTTACATTTTCAATTTCCAGTTTATTAATTTTGATACTTTCCATTGCATTTCTTTCCTTTCTTTTTTATAATGTAGTTGGTTAATTACCTAAGTGCCTGAGAGGTTGCCGCCTCGCTACGGCACTTTCCTTACGCATTTTTAAACTTGTACTCCATCAGATCGGCAAGCATAAGGTACTCCTTCCCCATCTTGCTTTCTTTGTGAGTTTCCTTAACTTTTTCCCTAAACTCTTCAAGCGTTCCGCAGAAGCATCCGCATCGAACGCCAATTCCTCCGTCTTGCAGCCTGAAAAAAGTAGTGGTCCTATACTCTCGACCAAATCCTTTTGCCGCAGCGTAATCATTCTCTCCGCTTACCCTTGCATCTCCGCTTACCCTTGCATCTCCGTATACCCTTGCATTTCCGTATACCCTTGCATTTCCGTATACCCTTGCATTTCCGTATACCCGTGCATCTCCGCTTACCCTTGCATCTCCGTATACCCATGCATCTCCGTATACCCATGCATTTCCGTATACCCATGCATCTCCGCTTACCCTTGCATTTCCGTATACCCGTGCATCTCCGCTTACCCTTGCATCTCCGTATACCCATGCATCTCCGTATACCCATGCATTTCCGTATACCC